AGTAAATCTGCAAATGTCATATTACTTTACCAAGAATGTAAAGACTTCTGGAAGAATATTTGTATCGGAGTCACCGTTGTTAATATCAATATTGACTGCATAGTATCTGTTTCTGTATAAATTAGACGTATCTAATACAAAATATGATCCTGTTGCATCGCAACTTAACTTTGCAAATTGATCTGCTGGTGAAACTATAGTTCCTGCTTGTCTGTCTACGATACTGAAATATGACGATGTTGGTAAATAATATACGTTCTTATATCGCAATTCCGTGTTGAAGTTCTTTTGCGGATACTTATCTCGTACTACAAAACGAACTCTTTCTTTTGACCCACGAACATATGTTTCCTTTACATTTTTTGGAACTACTTGGATGTCAAATGTATTTGGAATTGCTTTTAATGAACCAGTTGAAAATGCACTATTGTCCCAAACAACTTCGAGAATTGGTTCGTGTACAGTATGTGTTTGCTTAGAAAAAAATTTAATATTTCCTTCGTTATTATAATCAGCTTCCGATGATGATGGAAACTTAATAATTAATCCCTTAAAGTTTCTATTATTGATTATTACAGATTGCATTATAGAGGATACATCTACACGTAAATCTTGTAATGGATAATCCGATAATGTTATACTTTGCGAAGGTGTTGTGTAATAATCACCACCTAATGTAACCCACGATGCACTTGTTGCCGCATTACTACCACTCCACGTTGCACCATCTTGTGGATTTTTAATTTGTTGTACAAAATATCCACCACCTTCTACCCAAGAACCCGAGATTTCATATATATCTAGTTGTTGTGCATATGGTAATTTTTGTGCATTTGCAATCTTAAGATTAAGATAGAATGAAGCGGTTTCTGGTATCGTACCACTTACTGGTAAAGTAAAGTTAATTAATGCACGTGCTGCACTAGAAGAGTAAGCAAGTTCTAAATCTTCTGGTTTTGCTACCTTACCAACTTCTAGTATTTCGTCCAAACCAGCGTTAAATGTTGGATAACGTTGATACAGAGTTGTATCTGCGGAGGCGGTTAGGAATAATCTCATTGTCTTGCACTTCCTATAATGTCATCTTCTGGATATCTAATCTCAAAGATACAAGGGTCGAGGGATGGATATATAACACCATCAACGGTTGCTTCTGCGATATCGTAACGATACGGTTGATAATCTCTACCGTCTTTAAAGAAGTACTTGTTAACAATCTCTAAACTATTAACACTTTGAACACCGTCTTGTGCATTCAATAATAATGACAAGTCACCCAAACGTAATGGTTGATTGATATTCCACTTATCAATATCAAAATAATTTTTAATTTCACCAAGACATACTGCTACAACGTCAGCCATATTATAGTTTTTGAATACTGTGATGTCAAAGTTAACACCGATATTTACCACGAATGCGTCAAGAATATTTACTTGGTCGGTCAACATTCTATATTGTGATAGATATTGTTGAAGATTGGATTTAACTAAACTATTTAGTGTGGTAATTTTCTTATTTTCGTTATATCCCAACACATACAAATTAATTGCATTTGGCTTAGGATTATTTTCTACATATTGTCTAATACTTGCATCTTGTTGTTCTGGTGTTGCTTCTTCTTGAATTTTACTTTGTAAACTATCGGAGATTGCAAATACCTTTGCAACTGCACCAAACTTTGCTGGCATTGCTAAAGTTCTTGCTTCATAATCTCTACGAGTTACAATACGATTTTGTGCACTATAACTTGCCAATGCACGTTGGCGAACTTCTTCAACGGATTCACCATCTTGTCCACCTGTTGCTGGCATTTCATTAAATACTGTTACTGTACTTACTATATCATTGAATAAATCAAGTTCCGATTGATTAAATTCGGTAGTTCTATTTAAAATATTTAATTGACCTGTTTGTAGAATTGTTCCCGATGCTACGTTACTATCTACACCACCACCAGTGAAATATGTGACAGTTAATGTAGTGTTTGCAGGAGCCAATCCAAAGTTGTCCGTGTTTAATAAATCGGTATTACTCAACGACACGCTTGCCAATTGTGTTCCATATTCCGAGTTTGCTACTTGTTGTGAATCAAGATATACGATATCTTCAGATGCGTTACCACGACCAGAACCAAATACTAATTGTGTTCTTTTATCTGGTGTTAATCGTGTAACAAATCGTCGTGGAACTGTTCTAAATTTCATTGCGTAAGAAGGACTTACAGATTCACTAACCGCAGCGGTATACGATATTTCACGATCATCTACAATAGTATCTTGTGCTAAATAATCAACTTCATACCATTGATATCCGTCTGCATCAACAACTTCACTGATCGTAGTTACGTTATTATCACCAATGGTAATTGTAGAAAACTTTTCTGGATCACCAAAGTTGAAAGTTTCTTGACGAATATCACCAGCAATTACCTTTACTTTCTTAGTGACCAAATATGTGATTGGCAACAATGTTGTACTATCAAGTTGTCTTGGTGCAATAATTCTATCAGTTGGATCTGCAAAATCTATAATTTCCGTTGTTCTAAACGTAACAACATTTGGTGCTAAAGTAGACATTGTTGAGTTTCTATCTATTTTTAAGAAATAATTTGCGTCTGGAACATACCCATCTTCCGCACCCAATGCTGGAACTACTTGCGAAATCAATACTTCTGCGGTAGCAGGAACGATTGTCTTTGGTTTATATCCCATTGCTTGTGCAATCGTAATAATATTTCCTTCTTCTTCTGCGTAAGCTAATAAATTTTCTTTAAAGGAATTATCCACATAGAATGATAATACATCACCAACATATGCTGCGAGTTCCAACATAATCATACCTGGGTTTGCTTCGTTAAAATCAGTCCAGGTGGTTGGATAATAATTTTTAATGAAGGTAATTAAGTCACCTTTGAAATCTACGAAAGATTTATTAAGGTAACTTACTTCCTTTGGTGTGACACTTAGTTTATTTAGTACGTTATTGGTTGTAGCCATTATGTTTCTCTATTAAAAATTTCTAGTAGTAGTTCTTCCAGAAACCACAAGTCCACCAGCGATATTTGTTCCTAATAACAACTGTACTTCATCTGTTACAAGTGGGTTGTTAGTAAATCCGTATTTAACGTACAAGTTTATATTGTTGTCGTTTGAAAAAGTTGATAGGTTAGTAATCTGTATACTTTGTAATGACAGATACGGCATAAACCGTTCTACGGCTTCAACAACATATTGCTGTGCCAAATCCTGTATTTCACCATCTTTTTGTTCAAACAATAAACGCCACAAATCGCATCCAAAATCTGGATTGGAAACACGTTCTCCTTTTCTAGTCAAGATTAAATTAATAAACTTTGACTTTTCGTTTTCCAGAGCATTCGTTGTGGATTGAAAATATCCACGGGTTCCTCTGTTTAGTGGTAATGTTTGACCTAAATAGGTGGTGGTTGGCATATTACTTGCTCAATCCCATCTTTTTCATTAAAGCACTGTAATCTTTAGTAATAGCTTCTACGGCTGGTTTAACCGATGGGTCATTTAAATTAACACCTTGTGGAATATTATTTGGGAGAACCATATTGTTTGTAGTTGCAGTAATGGTGTCCCCGATACGTTCCAATCCCATCATCGCTGCCAACTTTGAACGGTCAAGTTTTGGCTTAGTTGGTGCTGATACAGTTTCGTTAACTTGTTGAGTACCTTTGATTTGTGCCACAGCTTCACCCAAAAGTTCTGGAAGAATTCTATTGACTTCTTCTTCAACTACTGTACGAATGTAAGCTTTTAATAATGTTTTGTCCATTTCTCTCTCCTTGAAAAAATAACCGTTTTAGCCCCTCTATTTAAATATCTAAATACTATGATTTAGAACGATTTAGACCACTTTTATGAAATAACCCCTCCACCCTGAGTGAAAAGTTTAAATGTGGTAAATGTAGCTGTATTTGACGGAGGACCAAATGTTCCGTCAAGATATACTGCACGTATTCTAACCGTATATGTTTTATTTTCTTCCAATGCGTACGCCACAATTGGTGACCGCACTACTCGTTGTTCATTTGTTGCCGAAAGAGCGTCTATCCACAACGAATTATCACTTCTAGTAGTAAATTGATATCTACTAATGTCTGCTGGACTTACAGGATCATCAAATATTATTATTACACTTGTTGCTGATTCCGGTTGTGTTCTTAATATACGTGGTTCACTTGCACGAACCACAATTGCTTTTGGTTGTGATGGAGCGGTTCGTGTTCCATCAGCTCGTACACCACGAACTCTAGCTGCGTACACACCATTTTCCAAATTATCAAGTAAAATATCACCAGCACGAGATGGTGGACTTACTGGTATCCACGTTGTTCCATTGTCGATACTATATTCCACATTTGCTACTCTACCTGCATTATACGTAAGTCTTGCTCTGTTTCCTGCAACACTTACCGTTAGGTTTGGTCTGGTAGCTTCTTGTGAAAATTCTAATGGTGCATCTGTTGGTAATTGTAAATCCGAGGTTATTTCATTTCCTACACCTAATATTTCTCGTATTCTAACCTTTTCTTCATCCGATATAAATGGTGAAGCTAATCTATTTTGTAGCGCATTGATTTCAAATACAGATAATTTTGGTATTGCTACTATATCACCACCAGGTACAATTTGTGGAGGTGGTGTATTTGTACCAGGTGACCGTGGGGTTACTGGTCGTGTTGGATTTGCAGCCGCACTTGTTCTAATAAATGGTGTGCCCGTTTCTACTTGCACATTTTGACCCACCACATTACCTGTCAACGGTACTGTTGTTAATTCCGCTAATGAAACTGATCCTACTGGACGTTGCCCAATTACTGTTGACGATACACCTTGCCCAAGTCCAACTTGCGCACCTCTTCCTGCCAAGGATTGCGATGCATATGAAATGGTCAATCTTGCTTCGTATATGTTCTGTCCATTTAATTGTTTTATTATAGGTGGTGTTGCATCCGCCGATAC